ATATAGTCTTGAAGCTGTTCAAGTTCCACTGAATGCTTCAAAAGAACGTCTTGCAAGCATGCACACACTGAGAGCTGCGCAGCAATCTGAGGCTCAATTTGACTTGGCTATGGCTAATGCACGCCAGCACATTAAGGAATTTAATCTCCGCATGGAAATGCTGGCAACTGAGAAGGAATCTAAGGAAGCTGCAAAACTTTACGAGGGTGCAGCACTAGAGAATATCAATAGTTATAGAAAGAGCCGCGGACTCACTGAATATACTGTGCGTGATCTTCCTCAGATTAAGCAGATTCTCGGAAGCAATTCACCCGAAGCAAAGAAGCTTAGTGAATCCTTTGCTATCGGTGAACTGCAAAAGAAACTTGGTATGCGCGTGTATGGAACAACTCCTGCCGATGCAGCTGAGGAATTGGAAAACAGTCGCCCAGATTTAACTGAGCATCAGCAACCCTTAGCAGGAAAGCTCATTGGAGTTCGTGCTCGGGTTAAGAAGAACAATCCACAAGCTAAACCAGCTGAACTTGACGAATTGATTTCTCAAGCAATTCGTGCTGAACTTGATATTGATAATACTAATATCAAACCAGGAAGTGGGAATCCTCGGGATATTGGCCCGCTGGAAAACTATATCGGAACAACGGATAATCCAGGTATCAAGGAGATTGTTAATCTTCCAGTCATTGCTAAGGTAATTACTCCCATGATTGGAGCTGGCGTTAAATTTGACCACCCTAAGAGTGCTATTGAAGCTGCTGCAAAAGCAACTCTTGATGGCACTATTACAGGTGCTGAGTTTCTTGACTTAGCTCAAGTATTTCAACGTGCCAACATGGTTAATATTGAATCGCGCGGCTACCCTAGTTTTGGAATCAACACTGGAATTGCTGGACGTACCTATCACGTAAACATGGGTTTTGGTGAGCAACCTATGGATGTATTAAGTACAGCTGACTTAGGGCAGTATCTTGGGAAGTACCTTACCAGAATGATTACGGCTAGAAACATTCGTGCAGGCGGTACTCCATACAGATTCGGTAACCCACCAGCTAATCCTAACAGGTAAGAACAATGGCTGATTATTCTGCAGGCTCAACCTATTACAGTTCAACTAATTACCTCAAAGCCGCTGATGGGCATAATTGGGGTAATGCTGGTACATCCTGGTTTGATCCAAATGATTGGGCAATTAAACTAGGTAATGCAGGGAAACTTGCACTCACTAGTGTTGCTAGTGGTGTGAATAGTTTCTACAACACTGGCGTAGCAGTTGGTAACTTCTTTGGAGCTAATCTTCAAGAGAATGACACAGCCACTTGGATTAGTGGTATGGATAGCGATCTTGGAAGATACTATAGAGATAACCAGGAATATGCAGACCTTGGTGGAATGTTACTGGGTTCGCTTATTCCTGGTCTTGGTGGTGTGCGCCTTTTAAATATGGGGCAGAAAGCACTTACAGGTTGGAAAGGAACTGGATTCATTGGTGGAAATCTTTCCAAGGCTACAGGCTTATTGATTCCGAAAACGGAAATGTATGTTAGTGCAGCAGCTGATGCTATCACTAAGAGCACAGGTGCGTTTAAGGTTTTAAATACTAATACAGCGAAAGCTATTGGTGCAGGCCTGTGGCAGAATACTTTAGAAGCAGCCGCCTTTGAAACAATGGTGCAAGCTACAATGTTTAAGAGTCCCATTCTGGAGAAGCAGGATATTGGAGACATCTTTACAAACATTGCAGTTGGTGGTGCATTAGGTGGTGGTATTGCTGGTGCCTTTAATACTGCAAAGATTCTTGGTAAAGCTAAGCAACTAGAATCCGCTGAAGCTGCTGCTCGCATGCCGTTTAGAAAGTCAGCTCAGCCAGTAGAAACTACTAGCCCAAGTGAGCGAATCATTCAGTTAGCTCAGGATAATGAAAGCACTCCAAGCCCCATTAAATTATTCAATCCTGATGGAACAATCAAGGATAATAATTTCCAGATCAGCTTTGGGGAAATGACTGAGAAGATTGCTGGAAACAACAATCGGATTCGTAGTGCTTTTCATGAGCTTACTGGTGGTGATGTTAATCTTGGGAATCTGTTTGCTGATGCAATGCTCCCTGGAAAAGTAACTCCGAAGCTGGAAGCTTATCAGGGTTCCGCACAGCTGGCACTGGATAATCTTAGTGGTGCGGAAGTTATTACGCGCGCTGGAACTCTGTCCAAACTGGAACAGCAAATTAATCAGAACAAGGCTTTGGGATTAGCTGAGCCAAGAGAAATCGCAGTGCGTCACGTAAGGTTGACTGGTGAAGGTGCTGGAACAATTACAGAAGTTGCACCTACAGTTCTGAATCTGGGGGATAAGTTTCCAAACAAGGAAGCCATTATTTCTCATGTACGTAAACAGAACTTCAGTGTTAAGAAGCTAGAGGACTATAGCAAGCTAAGTGGGAAGAAGGCGCATGAGTTTGCTGAGATGCGTCACGTGTGGGCAAATGAACTTCTCACTGCGATACCTGAAAACGCTAGCGTGCATATCAATGATATTGCATTGCTTGAGCGTGCGTTTAAGGATGGCAATTTAGGTATTAGGATTATTGAGGGTGAAGGAGTTACACTTAATAGTTTCTACCCTGGTTCATTAGATGAGCTTTGGAAAATTATTAAGGACTCAAAGATTGCTGTAGCTGATACTCTGATGCAAGGAAGCACAAAGCAAGCAAAGAGAGCTTATAAAAACCGTAATGGTTTCCAAGACAAAGCTGAAGGTGCAGAGAAACTGGTTGCGGAATTAGCTCACACAGAGGAAACAGTAGCTAAGATTGCTAATGTGCGTAGAGCTTTCCTTGAAGGTGAGCACGCGGCCAGTGATGTTTATAATCTGATGGCTAGACAATCTGATGCAGGTGATTACCTAAAGATGCTTCAGGAGAAAGGCTTATCCACCAAGGATGCAATTGATCCGTTATTTCAGCCTACGCATGCAAGAGTGGTTTATAGCCTCGATCCGGAAAAACATTTGCTTGACGGAAACTTACAGGATGCGTTAGCACTGTATGCCTCTAAGCAACAACTGTATCGTGATCAAGCTGCAATTGTTTCAGCTCGTGTTCTTGGTGAACAGGCTGCTGATTTATTACCTCTCGGGGAACTCTTAAACCAAGCTAATCGTGTTGGTTCAGGTGCAACATTGTTTGCTGCTGAGAATGCAAACTACGGTACATTGGGAAGTGGTGTTGCACGAATCGGGGCAGTAACTCGTGCAGCTGAAGAGAAGTTTCGCAAGACAGTTAGCGATGCACTCACACCAGTATTGGTAGGTTTGGGAAAGAATCCAACTGCGGCTATTGAAATTGAAAGTATTAATCAAAAGGTTACACGTTCAGCTAAACTTTGGAAACTGGACACCGTACAGAAAGCGTTAGTTAGTATTGAGAAGGAAGGTGTTGATTCCGAACTCATTGATGTAACAACTAAGGAAGCTCTGGAGTTTCTGGAAACACACATTAGTCTTTCAGGTAATCGCACACAGTTAATGAAGGAGTTGCGTGCATCCCAAGGTTTTGAGGATGTAAAGCACACTGATATTTATAGACCTCTGCGCCCGGATTTAAAAGCCTTCCCGCACTATGCATTTGTGCGCGATGAGTACGTTACGGAAACAGGGCACTTAACAATGTTGCATGCAGCATCTGAGAAGGAATTGCTTGCACTTGCTGAGAAAGTCCCAACTCGTTACAAGGTTATTTATAAAAAGGATATCAATGACTTTGAGCAAGCTCGTCAGAGTTATGATTACAACCGCACACTACATGAAAACTATATCAATCAAGATTTAGTTAACAAGGGTGTGTTTAGTAACTTCTTTCCCAAGACTGATCCTCAGCGTATTGTGGATGATATCCTGAGACAGCATCTGAATGAAAGCAGTATGCTGGTGAAGGAAACTATTCGTAATCATTACGCACCGGAATTCAAAGCCTTGGAAGATTTGGGGCATAGTTACTCCAAAGCTGAAACAAGTCAGTTTAAAGGTGCAATTGATAAGCTGGAAGCTAGTGCAAATAATCCATATTTAAACTATGTGAAGACTGCGCTGAATATCTCCAAGACCTCTGAGCACCCTTTAATTAATGGAGTGAACAAGTTATTTGATGAGAGCTTCAGTAAGTTCTATGGTGCACTTAAGTCTACTTGGGATAATGTGAAGAGTCCTGAAGAGTTGGCTGCACTTAACGGTGTCCTGGATAGGTTTGGTGTTAAGCCTGCATATTATGATTCAGCGCTTATTGTACTTGCTAACCATGAAGCACCTAAAGGAGTTCTTACTAAATTTGTTCGTAACGCTAACTCTTTGCTCAGCCTGTTTACCCTGGGACTCGATCCTATCAATAGTCTTAACAATGCTATTGGATCAAACATCCTGAGAATGACTGAGTTGAAACATATCACTGATGCCATTAAGACTGGTGATACTGCATTAGCTGGGGAACTATCTAAGCTTGCTAAGATTAAATTACCTGGTGTTGAAGCTGAAGTTCTTGCCCCAGCAAAATTAATGGGTCAGGCAATTAAGAACTTCTGGAATGATAAAGGCAACGTATTACTGAATCGTTATAAGGCTGACGGATATATTAAGGATCGTCTTGAGCAATTGAAATTACTTGTTGATGACGTAACTCTTAAAGGTACAGAAACTGTAGCTGAGTTAGAAACCAGAATGACCGGGGCGTTTGCTCGTGCTAAAGGACTTGCCGAAACTGGTGAGAAGTTCAGTGGTAACAAGCTGGCTGAGGAGTTTAATAGATTTATCAGTGCTGATGTAATGCGTCAGATTACTGATATGAGTATTAACGCTGGGCATATGGATGCAGCTACTGCAAAGAGTTATATCAACACATTTGTTAATCGTGTTGAAGGTAACATAATTGCATCGCAACGTCCATTAGTTTTCCAGGGGCCTATTGGTCAGGCTATTGGATTATTCCAATCCTACCAGTTCAACCTAATGCAACAATTGTTTAGATACAGTGCAGAAGGTAAGACAAAGGATATTGGGATGCTCATGGGATTGCAAAGCACTCTTTACGGTGTGCAATCACTTCCAGGTTTCCAAGCAATTAACACTCACATTATTGGGAAGCTGAGCGGAAACACTGAGCACCGCGATGCATATGATGCAATCTATGGAGCTACAGGAAAAACAGCTGGTGATTTTCTTTTGTACGGGTTACCAAGTAACATCCTCAAAGGAAACATTTACAGTCGCGGGGACATTAATCCTAGGCACCTGACAATTCTTCCTACCAGCATGCAAGAGATTCCTATTGTAGCTGGTTGGGGAAAGCTGTTCGGAAGTATGTATGAAACAGCAGGCAAGGTAAAAGATGGTGGAGCTTTCTGGAACTCAATACTTCAAGGAGTTGAACATAATGGTATTTCTAGACCTCTCGCTGGTATGGCTCAAGTATTACAGGGAGCCTCTGATGGAGTTGCTTACTCCACTAGTAATAAGGGTTCAATCCTGTATAGCAACGACTTGTTTTCTTGGTCATCAGCTGTTCGATTAGCAGGTGCAAGACCTTTAGATGAGGCTGTTTTAAATGATGCGCTGTTTCGTAGGCAAACCTATGCAGCAATGCGAAACAAGCAAATCAATGCCTTTGGTGAGACTGTTAAGACTACAATGATTAACGGGGGTGAACCTTCAGGTGAAGATATGGCTAGGTTCATGGAACACTATGTTAAACTAGGTGGTAAGCAAGCTCAGTTTAATAAGTGGTCAGCTAACTTGTATAAGGATGCAAACATTCCACAGACTCAGCAGATTGAAATGAATTTGAACAGTCCCTTTAGTTATAAGTTACAATTACTGATGGGTGGTGAACGTGATTAATCCTATCAAAATTACTGAGGAGTTAACATGAATCTTGATTGGTTAGTTAAGGCTGTACCTACAATTGCAACTGCATTAGGTGGCCCACTTGCAGGTATTGCAGCCGGATTTGTAGCTGAGAAACTTGGGCTAAGTGATAAAACTATTGAGGGTGTGAAAGCTTCAATTGCTGGAGCAACACCTGAGCAATTTGTGCAGATGAAACAGATTGATGCAGACTTACAGAAATACTTTGCGAATCTGGACATTGATATCTTTAAGCTGGAAACATCGGATAGAGACAGTGCGCGCCGTCGGGAAGTTGATGTAAAGGATAACACTCCAAGAATCCTTGCTTATGCAATTACACTTGGGTTCTTTGGCATTCTTCTATACATCATGGTAAGGGGTTTTCCAGCTGATAATAAGGAAGTTTTGATCTACATGCTAGGCTCCCTAAACACAGCTTGGACTGGCATAATGGCATACTACTATGGCACAACCAAAGGAAGCGCAGATAAAAATAAGCTGCTGCTTCAGAATCAAAAGGCTTAATCATGTCACATGTATCTGACCCAGCAATTCATCACGAGGCAATTACGCCAAGTGATTCAACCGATCAACCTAATGGAATGTTTCGTAGTATCTACGTAGGTGGAGCTGGAAACATCAGCGTAGTTGTAAATGGTGTTGCGCTTACGTATGTAGGCCAGCCAGCAGGTAATGTTTTAAATGTGCGGGGTACTCGTGTAAATTCTACGGGTACTACTGCAACAAGTTTAATTGCGTGGTATTAACACAAGGAAATTAATATGTTCTCATTCTTTTCAAGGTCAGCTAAAGCTAAGGTAACTGCACCGAGTGTGCAAGTGCAAAAGAAACCACTCCGTGAACTTATTCAGGAGGTGGAAACTAAAGAAGGTGCTCTCAGTATTTGGGATTACCCTCGCGGACAATACAGTGCGTACTGGGAAATTCTTGCTAGTGAAGTTCCTGGCGGTTATCGTGCAGACCTTCGCATCCATAGTTTTGATACTGGTGCAATTCTCCAGGAAGGTTTCTTTACTGGCCCGGACTACCCTCACGTGCAAGCACAGATTGATAAGTTTGTGCGCGCTCAAATGATTCAATACAAAAGGTAATCACTATGGCACTCGCATATTCAACTGCAATTCGTAATGGTCGCATGGATCAAGTCACCAGCGGTATTGGTGCTAGTGGTTTGTTTCGTATTTACGATGGCTCACGTCCAGCTTCTGGGGGTACTGCAACAACTCTTTTGGCTGAGCTTGCATTATCTGCAACTTCTGCACCAGGAGCTTCTGGCGGTGTCCTAACA